CTCAAGACCTTCAGAACTGTAAACTTGTTTTTTATCAAGAATGCCTTGAAGAGTATTAAAATATGTATTATTGCTACCGGCTTCTTTTCCTAGTTGCAAATTAATACTATCGTAAATCTGACGGAATTTTGCTAGAGCAATAGCGGCTTGAGCATAGAGACCATCCAAAGTTTCCTCAGCCTTAGAAACTTTGGTTTGTGCTAAAACCATTTTCACAGCCCCAAGAATCTCGGAAGCATTGGAATGCCTTCCAGTTGGTTTACTGTTAGCAACATCAAGCATCTTGATATGCTTATCGAGAATATCTTCAAAGGTAGCCTCTTTACTATCGATGTTTTCCATCTTATGGCTACCCTTTGGATGAGCAGCATGAACAAGGTCTTCGCCCTTTTCATTTCCGACATCATATAAAGCACCAGCCTGTTTATATTGAACAAGTTTAGATTCCAGTTCCTCGGCTTGTTTTTCAAAGCCAGCAGAACGAAGACCCGTGCACAACTTAAGCAAGTTATCCACGAAGCTTTTGGATGGAGATAAGTCCAACTTAGGAGCTGCGGTCTTCTTTAGCGGCTCTTCTTTGACCCAACCCTTTTCTTGCGCTACCTTGATCAAAGAGCGCATAGTACTGGAATCTTCAAAATTTGTGTGCTTAAAAGTCATTAGTGCCTCAATGAAATTGATTTTACCTATAATATGCAGAGATATTAGCTAGCTAAAGTATCTAATCTATTATAGCGCAACATTCGTAGACCATGCTTGTTGCAGTAACGAATTCCATCGATTATCTTGTACTTGGCTTTGCCGGAAACTTCGCATCCAGGAGCTTGACATTTCTTGGAATCATAATCTCCTCTTACTTGCCATTGAGCCTTGATGCTTTCAGATTTTCTTTGCTTGGTTTCTTCCGAGTCTTTAAGACCAACATGAGCTTCTGACATTCTCTGCCTGATTTCATCAGTGTATTCCACTGGATGTTCTTGACGCGCTTTGCTTAAATTTAGAAGTTGTTCGGGAGTGCGTTTGGTGCCTTGGGCAGGATGACCTTTTTCAGCAATTTGCTGAAAAGTGGCTTGCCTTATTTTTTCGATTGTTTCATCTGAATGCTCGCCATTAAATCCACCAGCATTTAAATTATAGCCTTTATCTTTATTGCGACTATTGTATTGCTTGATTAAAACATCTTCAATTTCATTAGCGTCATCTTGCGTGCGGCAAGTAACAATGACTTCGTAAGCGAAGTTTTCGATGCCATACTTAGCCATAGCCCGATGAACATACTGGCCCGTTTTCTCTGGATTTTTGGCGTATGATTTGTGGGCACCCCACCTTCTTTTATCATTTACCGTTTGGCCTATGTAAACTTTTTTATTAATTTGATTCGTGATCCTGTACAAATAGTGCATCGTAGCACCTCCGTACAAAATTATATATCAGTAAGATCAAAATGTTCGGTCAAAACCATAAAATTTCCAACATTGGGTTCATTGGAGTTGGTGGTGCTGTCACCATTCCCACTGCTGGATGAATCGCACTCGGTCTACGAGTAGTTAAGAAACCACGCTCGCTAACATAAAGATTAGCACGAACTGGATATTGTTGATTAGTTTCATATTGATCAGTTTGGAAAAACATTCTGTTAAACCAAACAGTCATACGACCAGAGCCTTGTGTACTGTCATCGCCAGGGATGTTAGCAACCATATAAGTATAATTAACAATGGTACGAATAGCATTTGGACTATTGGTACCCATCAAATCATAATTAAGCTCGGTGCCCGCCAAAAATGTAATAACGCCGTTTACAGGGTTGAGAACGACGTCTACGTCAGCATTAAAACTTGCTGGAACAATGTTAGATTTTCTTAGTTCTGCCTTGATGTCTACTGGAGTGATGATGGTGCCTCCAGGGCCTTGAGCAGGCACGGCGGGCACGATGACGACTTCGTTCCAGGAAACGTTGGTAAACGCCCTAGTTCTGATGTCATCAATAATTCCAATAGGGGCAGTTCCATTACTAACGGTAGCCATTACCTGGTTGCCAATAACGGTTAATTCGGCAATCATTCCTGGTTGAAATTCAGCAGATGGATCAACTATAAAGCTGGCTGGAAGAGTGTTTCCTACTTGTACTAATCTGAGCATGAGAATCCTTTATAACTATACCGTTCTCATACTTATATAACAATTAAGATTCGTCCTCGAAGCTTTTATGTTCGTCAGTAACTTCCAAATCATTATCATCAGCTAACTCAACATCTAGCATGGTATCAGCTTTACCATCATCGGCTAAATTAAAAACAATGCCATGATGTTTAAGGTTCTCAATCATGCGTTCTGAAGTTAAACCTTCAGTATGTGGATCGTGAAATTTGCGAGGATCTTTTGATTTGTGAGATTTGCCTTTTTTTGCGTCTTGTTCATCTTCCGCAATTTTCTGTAAAACAGAAAGTAGCTGATCGGCTTGGGCGGTTAAACCAGCTTCTTCAAAAATTTCCATTGCTGCTTGAAGGTAATTAGCGGCATCGACAAGAGAATTCATACTAGCATTTTTTTCGAATCCTTGTAACTCGCGTTGCATGCCATGAATTAATTCTTCTTCAAAAACTGATTTCTTAATCATTTGACACCTGGAAAATGAGATGGCTTAAGTTGTTTGAAAGCATGTACATTATGAGCTTCCCTCTCAGGATCGCCTACATGTTGCATTTCAGGTAAAAGCCATTTTGAATCGACACTAAGCCATTTATCGTCACCACTCAAAGTAGCTAAACGATTTTTAACTTGTTCAACGTGTCTATGCATACGACCGGCTGCTTCACTTTTTGGACCATCATGAAGTTCTTCTGCCAAACTTTGGAGAGTTTGAGTAATACCCTCAACAGCTTCTGGCATGCCAGCTTGTTCAAAAATGGAAGCAGCTTTGTTTAATAAATCAGCGGCTTGAGCTAGTCTCTTGAAGCCGTAGCTATTATCCAATTGATTTGATACCAATTGTTTTTCCATAGATCGGTATATTTCGTCTTCAAAACTAGTATTTTTAAACATCAAGAATCTCCTATTTTTAAATAGATATACCCTTGAAGGATTTACCAACAAGGGTATATCTAATATATTAATTTACTTCTTGGAAGACTTCTTGTCGTCCTTTTTAGAGTCCTTCTTGGAATCCTTGGAAGAATCCTTCTTGTCGCTTTTCTTATCCTTAGCGGAGTTAGAATCGCTCTTCTTAGAATCCTTCTTAGAATCTTTCTTAGAGTCTTTCTTGGACTTCTTAGAATCCTTATCCTTCTTTTTGGCTTCGACCACGAGAGCAGCAAGCTGCAAGCTCACGGTAGCGGTCTTTTCCATTCCGATGGAGTCAAGAGCAGCAGAAGCGGTAAGTAAGCTGTCAATAGCGGCAGTAAATGCAGCTTCAGATTTCATATCCTCATCGTCGTCGGCGCTAGAGTCGTCAGAGTCGTCCTTCTTGTGCTTACGAGCATCATTGTCGTCAGCATCGGAAGAGTCGCCAGAAGAGTCCTTCTTTTTCTTAGCATCGTTATCGTCTGCATCGGAAGAGTCTCCAGAGGAGTCCTTCTTGTGCTTACGAGCGTCATTGTCATCAGCGGAACCAGAATCACATTTGCAGAAATTCTTTGGTTTGCCGCAGTCAGAACATTTCTTGGACTTTGCATCGTTATCATCTGCCATAGCAGAGTCACACATGCAAGAATCCTTGTCCTTGGAACATTTTCCGCACTTGTCAGAAGCAGCATTCATATCTTGTGCAAACTTGAAATTTCCACCGAAGATTGCCTTATGTTCTGCGGAATTGAGAACTGCGTCCATTGTCGCAGCGACAAAATCAGCTATACCTTTGTTAGTCATAATAATTTTCCTTGTATGTTTAGTTTGTCTAACTGCTTAGAACATTCTCTTGTTGTTCTTGGAGAGAGCGGCGGACAACTCATCAAACAAGTTATCGCTACCTTGTTGGGTGGCTGGAGCAGAACCATCGGAGCCGAAGAGTCCGACTTGTGGCATACGACCGGCTTCCTTGTGGAGAACTGGAGTATGCTTTGCAACTACTCTTTTGAGGGATTCAAAACCTTCATCGTTAAACTTCATGATCTCGTCAACTTGATTAGAGATAGAGGTTCTTTCGTTGTGACATAAGCCACGGTTTACCATGTCATAAGCTAGTTCGTATGCACGAGCCATCTTGACACGATATTGACCTAACTCAGCTTCGAGTTGAGCCTTAGCGTGTTCCTTCACCAATTCACTGGCGAATTCAGAACCACCGTCAGTTTGAGCATAATACTTCTTCCAGTAAGCGACTGCGTCCTTATCGAGACCTTCGGAAACGAGGGCGTCAACTTCGGATGCTGCTAGTTTTCCAGAGACTACAAGTCTTTGAATTGCTTCTGCTTCTTTACGAACCTTTGGTGGAGCCTTAGCAACTTCCAACATAGCCTTGTTGACTTCTGGTAGAGTCTCAACCAATCCGAGAGAATCGGATGGCTTGGTATCTAGTTGAGTTTGACCATCAGCTAGATGATCAGCTTCTTGAAGCATGTCACTAAACTTTTGCTTAGACATGTCAATGACATTACCGTCATCTTCTTTGCCAGTAGCATCAGCAGCTAGTTTAGCACGTAGGGCTGCGCGACCTTCTTTGGAATTCAAGCTGGCAGTCTTAGCGACTTCAACTTCAACACCTGCTGGTAGGGCGGCTGGAACAGTTTCACCTGGTTTGACTTGAAGAACAGCGTCATTAGCGTCAGTAGCTAATGCGGTTTCGAAATCACCGTCATCTGCTAACAGACTGTTGACTGCTTCAAGATCAGCGTCGGTGCTCTGGATTAGGTTCAACAAATCATCAGAAGAGTGGGAATCTTTTTCGCTGGTCATAGTGGAATCTCCATCGGTGGCGAGTGCAGCAAGTTCTGCCTCAATTTCGGCACGTTTGACGATTGCTTTAGTACCACGAGCATA